GGTAAGGCACGGGACTTTGACTCCCGCATTCGCTGGTTCGAGTCCAGCTACCCCAGCCATAAAAATTATTTGGTGCCATCGACGAACTGGCTAAGTCACCAGCCTCTCAAGCTGGAGGTTGTGGGTTCGATCCCCACTGGCATCACCAAAGGAGAATTACTGTGCCAAGGAAAGCATTGACAGAAAATCAAACCAGTAAACAAAAAGTTGTTAGAAAGATTCCAGTAACTGAAAATGGACTTGGGGTTCACTGTACAACAAAGAGTGGTATGGAATTTCAAATCAGTCAAAACACTGAGAAGAAAAAGCATACGCTTTGGAAGATTGTTGCTGGTGGTTTTGAAAAGGTTGCCACCGCAAATTCTCCGTATGATCTGTACGAGTTGATTCCTTGGGACAAATAACTTGGTGCGTTGGACGAATTGGTAGAGTCGCCACCCTTTCAAGGTGGAGTTTCCGGGTTCAAGCCCCGGACGCATCACCAATGCCGTTATGGTGGAATGGCAGACACGCCAGCTTGAGGGGCTGGTGGGAGCAATCTCGTATGGGTTCAAGTCCCATTGACGGCACCATTATGGCTCCATGGCGAAGATGGTTATCGCGCCGGCCTGTCACGCCGGAGGTCGCGGGTTCAATCCCCGCTGGAGTCGCCATATAAGAACTTAGTGTAATTGGTAGCATGTCGGTCTCCAAAACCGTTGGTGAGGGTTCGAGTCCTTCAGTTCTTGCCAAAGTAAAGACACAAACAGCAATTAAAATGTAAGTTTCTTTTAGACCATCTCCTTTCTTTCTACCTCCCTTTCTTTCTTATGTGTCTTGTTTCTTTTATCTTTGCCGGTATATCTCAACTGGGTAGAGCAGCGGGTTTATACTCCGTAGCGCCAGATAAGCGGCATGTTGTGGGTTCGATTACTACTGCCGGCACCATAAATATATAGGAGAGCGCCAGAGTCGGAGAGCTGGGGCGGTCTGTAAAACCGTTGCTTTCGAGCTGAGTGGGTTCGACTCCCACCTCTCCTACCAAATTTGAGTGTAGTATCCAAGTAGGCAAAGGAATCTCGCCGGCAGAGTAGGAGTGTCGCCCTACTTCGTAAAAGAGATCTGTTGACAACAGTTCGATGGTTCAAATCCATCCTCACTCACCAAATATGGCGCAGTGGCCGAGTCTGGTTTATGGCAGCGGTCTTGAAAACCGTCGTGCGTGATGAACGCACCGTGGGTTCAAATCCTACCTGCGCCGCCATACCTCATATACCATGTTGTATATTGAGGCCAGAGAAGTTGTACCGCAACTTCTCTTTTCTTTGGAACGATAGCTTATGAGGTCTGAGCGGCGGTCTGAAAAACCGCAGGATGATGGATCGTTACCATCTCGTTCCACCATAATAAAGACATGGACAGCAATTTTATTTGGAGGAATAAAATCACTATATGATGATCGTGTCTTGTGCCTAAAGGGAGTTACCAACGGGCGTAAAATAAGTGGGGACACCGTGCAAACCGGGCAATTCAATATGCGCCTGTAGCTCAGTTGGTAGAGCAGCGCCCTTTTAAGGCGTGGGTCGGGAGTTCGAGACTCTTCAGGCGCACCAAATTTTCGACACATGAGAATTCATGTGTCTTTTTATTTTTGCCGAAAGGAGGAAGTGGAGTGGCAAATGATTTGAAAAAAGGAGCCGCAGCAAAAACACAACGGCCAGAGCGGATGTCCTTTGAGAACGAAGATAAATACCCCTATCATTGTACGGCCTGTGGCAAGGGATACATGAGACAGAAAGACAATTTTAATGTTACTCCGTCTCCTTATTATGCAAAGAACGGCGGGTATCTTACGATCTGTCGTAGGTGTTTAGATAAATCTTTTGAGTATTATCGTGACGATGTGTTTGACGGAGACCAGGATAAGGCTATGGAGCTTCTATGCGCTACCATCAACACTTGCTTTGATGAGGTGGCGTGGGCGAATGCAAAGAAACACCCGTCTCCCAATAGAAGTAAGGTAAGCCAATACTTCTCAAAGCTCAATCTTGCGCAAACCAAAGGTGCGTCCTATGCAGATACGATTTTATATCGAAGAGCGAATAAGGTTGAGAATGCAGAAACGATACAGGCCGTAAAGGATAATCCAAAGATTACGACTCCGATTGAAACAATTCAGTTGTTTGGACTTGGCTTTAGTGATCAGGATTATGAGACATTGCAGTATGAGTACGACGATTGGGTAAAGAAGTATGGTATTCCTGAGGATAAGAGACAGGACGAGCTTTATAAGAGTTTGTGCTATCTAAAACTTCAACTGCAAAAATCTGTGCAGAGTGGTGATTCAGGAATCGGGGCACTGGCAAAGACCTATAAGGATTATATTAACGCTGCTACGACAGAGCTGGAGGATCGCCGTCAGAAGAAAGAAGAGTCTGTACAATTAAAACCGCTTGGAATGTGGGTCAGCGATATTGAGAAGTATACGCCGGCAGAATTTTATAAAGATAAAAAACTGTTCAAAGACGCTGATGACATTGGCAGCTATGCTTCTCGGTTTATCTTCCGGCCTTTGAAGAACTTATTAACAGGGTCTAAGGATCTTGATAAGGAATTCAAGCTGACGCAGGAGGAATAACCATGAACTACGATGCTTTAATGGATGAAAAGCAAAAGCAGCTACATGAGCACTTTCCTCCAAGCCACTATTTGCACAAGTCAGAAAATGTACAAAGACTTTTGATGTGGATTACATATTATAGAAGAAATCCATCAAGATTTGTAGAGCACTATTTTGGGATTGCTCTTCATTTATATCAGCATATAATCCTATATCTGATGGAGTATTTCCCAAGCTTCTGTATTGTCGCAGCTCGATCCGCAGCAAAGTCATTCCTAATTGCTGTGTTTGCCTGCAAAGAGGCCATTTTGCGGCCTGGGGCAAGAATCGTTGTGGCCTCAGCGACAAAAAAGCAGGCGCGGTTGATTGTGTCAGAAAAGATAAAAAAGGAGCTATTGCCAAAATCTCCGCTTCTTGCTGACGAAATAGACAGTTTTAAGGACAACCAGAACGAAATTGAAGTTGTCTTTAAGAACGGAAGTTCTATTGTTGTCGTAGCGGCGAATGAAAATGCTCGTGGCTATCGTGCTACGGTTATGATTTATGAAGAGTTCCGTATGATTGCCAAGAACATTATTGACAGCGTTTTGTCTCCGTTCCTATATGTTCGGCAGACGGATTACTTAAAGCAAGAAGAATATGCCGGAATGCAGGAAGAGCCAAAAGAGGTTTATATCAGCTCCGCATGGTATCAGAACCATTGGATGTGGAACTTGATAAAGACCTTTACAAAAGATATGTTGTCTGGTGGTACTTCATGTGTCATCGCTATGGACTACAGCATTGCACTCAAACATAATATCAAGACCAGAAACTTCTTGATTAAAGAACGCAAAAAGCTTGATCCAATGTCTTGGGCTATCGAGTATGAAAACCAGATGATCGCAGAGAACGCAAGGTCTTTCTTTAACTATGATCAGCTCAATAGGAACAGACGGCTGAAAAGGGCATTTTATCCTCGCAGAAATGACGAAGCGCTTTTGCGGCAGAAGAATAAATATGGGATTCCAAAGCAAGTAGGAGAGATCAGAATCCTATCTTGTGATATTGCTATGGAAGGTGGAAACGACACCGATAACTCAATCTTCTCCTGTATTCGTCTGTTGCCTGAGAGCCAAGAGCATAAGGTCATGGATACTGCTGGTGAGCATATCACTATCAAGAGGGGATATCGCCGGCAGGTAGTCTATATGGAATCTGTTCATGGTGGAGAAACTACAAAACAGGCTATTAGAATTAAGCAGCTATACACAGACTTCAATGCGGATTATTGCGTATTGGACGGAAGAAATGCTGGTATCTCAGTTTATGATATGCTTGCCAAGGTTTTATTTGATGAAGAGCGCAATGTTGAATACAAACCATGGAAGTGTATGAACGACGATAAGGTTGCGAACAGAATCCAGATTGCAGGGGCAGAAGAGAATGTTTATATTATCAAAGCCCAGCTTGAGACAAACAGCAATATTGCAGAGTCGATGAGAAATGCGCTCAACTCCGGCATGATTGATCTGTTAATCAGTAATACAGAGGCTGTTGATGAAATCGCAAACTTTATTCCAGAGTATGCTTCAGCTGATGTAGACACGCAACTATTCTTTGAACGACCATATATTGAAACGGTTGCTCTTATCAATGAGATGATCAATCTTGAGTATGAGCGCGGAGATCAAACAGGTCTAATTAAAATAATGAACAACAGTGACCGTAAGGACAGATACACATCTGTTTCTTACGGTAATTATTTTGCTCAAATGCTTGAGCATGATTTGCTGTCTGATACGGCAGAGTACGATTATGTACCACTATTTAACTGAAGGGGGGTGATGAAGTTGCAGAGCGAAAAGAAATGGTATCAATTTTGGAAGCGGGATAATGTCAGTGAAGTAAATTCTGTTGTGACACAGGATGATCATATCCATGAGTTTAACACGAGCTTGGAAAGCGCATATATCAATATGCTTTGTGGGTCGAGTGAGTCTCCATATACAATTCAGGAAATTCGCGCTTTCACAAAAAATCCTATGAGCCATATAACGGAACTACGAAAAATGGCAAAGTGGGCTTATAGGACAAACGGCGTTGTGTCCGGCGCTATTGATTATATGAAATCGATGCACACATTAGATGGTGTCATTGTTTCAAAATCTCGCCGGCCTAATGGACAAAAGCCGAGGAATTATCGTGCAAACAAAATAAAAATGGAAAGCACTCTAAACACAATTCGATATAAGCAGATTATCCGTGATGGGATCTTTAAGAATGCCAACGACGGGATGTATGTAGCTTATTTTGAGACAGCTGCAACCACACCTGATTATAGAATGGCGCTTACGGATTATGAGATCCAGAATATCACTGAAATCAATACTCTTGGAATCAATGCAATGGTAATCCCTCTTCCAGTTGACTATGTAAGAATCATTGGCCGTAAAAACAATAGCTATGTTGTTGCTTTTGACTTGCGGTACTTTGACTATTTCACTGATGATGCAAGAAAGAAGAAACTTGCCGGGTTCCCAAAAGAGATCCAAGAGGGATGGATGAAGAAAAATAATGGAGAGTTTGATGGGTCATGGCTTGTACTTGACAATACAAAAACCATTGTAACAAAAATCAAAAGTGAAATCTCTGATCCATATGGTATCCCGTTTTCTATTGCAGCTCTTGATGATATTAGCTATGCTCAATATTTTATTGATACCAAGAGGAATGTACTTGATTCTGTAAACAATCAAATTGTATATGAGACATTCCCTGAGGGAAAGGACAAAGGCACATCTGCTCTGAATGAGAAACAACAACGGCAGCAACATGACCTAATTAAAAACGCTTTGGCAAGTAAGAGCAGAAGTGGGAGTAGCACATCATTCTTCTCTTTGGCAAGCGGGACAAAGCTTGACAAGATATCTTTGGATGTGTCCTTGCTGGATGAAAAGAACGAGAACTCTATTGTTGATTCTGTGAACAAAGATATCAGTGTTAGTGCAAGCGCTCTTGACGGCAGTAGCACAGGAAACTACTCAACCGCGACTTTGAATTTGGAACTTGTTGCGGCAAATGTGTATTCTTGGATTGAAGATATTGTCGATGAGCTTAATAAGTGCATCAACAAGAATATTATTAAAGATCCAAGTTGTAGAGTGGAATTTTATATTTTGCCTATCACGATGGTAAACCGTGATCAAATGGTTGGATATATGTCAGATCTCTACGCAAGAGGAAAGGGAAGTTTGTACGCTTGGATTGCTTCCACAGGAATTAACCCAGATACCTATGTTGCGTTGATGGATTATGAGTTGGATGAGGACTTTGAGAACAAGTATCCTGTTCATAGAACTTCCTTCACTGTGACTGGTAAAGATGATCCAGAATTTGAGGATCACAATAAAGGCGGCAGGCCACCAACAAACAGCAACGACCCAGCTGCTGTTCAGGAAAAAACAAACGGTGGTAATAATATGCCTAAGCCGTCAACAGGATAAGGGGGTGAGAAAATGCAAAAAGGTATTCCAACCGGACAGATTTTTGAACTCTCAAATGAACGTCAAATCACGGGAAGAAGAAAAATTAAGGTAGTTCTTCACGAAATTTTCTCTAACCATAATGAGTGGCAGGAGAACGGAATTTCCTGGGATGAGAAATATACTCAGCAGACAATTGATTCTGTTTCAAATATGTCTCTGTGTGTTGAATTCATTAGCGAAGACAGAACACTGCCATATGGTCACGGCCTTACAGAAATTTCAGATATGCCGTATATGGAAGATGCAACTGTTGTAGGACATTTTGAGCGCGGGTATATCGACGATATTGAAATTGATGGCGAAACAAAAAGAGTCTTAATTGCAGATGGATATATCGACGAGATGCGATACCCAAAGTTTGTCGCATGGCTTAAAGATAAAATGGAGCATGGGACAGTTAAGGGGTCTGTTGAAATTGTGGGCAGGCCGGAAAATGAAAATCGTATTATTTACGATGGCGGTTACAAGGAGAAAGGAAGAATCCCTGAAATCTATGATTACAGTGGATATGCCATTCTTGGTATCAGACCGGCAGATGATACAGCAATCGTCATGGAGTTAAATAATAAAACCCAAGAAATTAAGGAGGAAACAGGTATGGACGAGAAGATGATGAGTCAGGCTGTTGAGCTTATCAAGTCTTCTGTAACTCAGACCATTAACGAGCTTAATAATAAAAGTGGCGAGTATGAGAAGAAAATTGCTGAGCTTAATGATTCTGTAGCCGCAAAAGACGCAGAGATCTCCGAGCTGAATGAGAAACTGGCCGCTGCTAACGCTTCTGTTGCTGAGAAGGATCAGACAATTGAATCTCAGACAGCAGAGCTTAATAGCTTGAAGGACGCTAATACTGCTCTGGAGAAGGAGAAGAAAATTGCTGAGTTGAATTCTGCTCTGGCAGAGTTTAGCCAGGAAGAGCAGGATCTTGCCAAAGCTGAAATTGAAGCGTTTAAGGCAGATCCGATGTCTGTTGAGATTAACAGCATCACAAGCAAGATTTGTGTTGAGATGGTTCGCAAGAACAAGGAGACACGCACAACCGAGTTGAATAACGCACCTGATATCTTTGGCGGAGTAGCATCTCCTGAGGATGACGGTGACGTGGACATCTTTGGCTAATTAAGGAGGGTAAAAGAGATGAAATACAAGACTATTGGTGCATTTAAGAATGTGCAGAATATTCCATATTGCAAGGCTGCTGTGGATATGAAAGTTGGTATGGGCGTAGTGCTTGATCGCGTTGCCAAGACTGCCTCTCTTGCAGAGGACGATACTGCTGCAAAGGGGATTGTATATATCGTAACCAACATCAATGATAAGCCTGAGCTTCACAACAGCCCAGAGACATATGTGGTTAATGCTGGAGAGTATGTTCGCGCTGACGATTTGAGAACTGTAAACGGTTTGGAGATCGAGTTTGCTGCTTTTGAGATTGACGGCGGGACTGAGGATCTGGCCGCAGGAGATGTTCTGGCATTCACCACATCTGGACTTGTGAAGAAAGTTGCTGACGCAACTGATTATGCAGTTTCCTTTAAGGTAATTGCTAAGACCGCTTATATGGATGACGGTATCCTTGCTGAAATTGTTGCTCAGTAAGGATTTTATTTTGCAAAGGAGGATAGAAGATAATGGATAAGATTTTTGAGCTTAACACAGTCAACAATGTGAAAGACTCTGTTGGCACTTCTAAGGTAAAGGCTACCTCTCCAATCGTTGAGGTGTTTTCTGCCTTGTCACAGGGCAATCGTCCTACTGTTGACGGTAAAGTAGTAGATAAGGCCGTTGCTTATATCAAGGAGCTTGCTGGCCGTGCAATCGATGGCGATCACCAGGCTGTTTCTGAGCTGAACGCTATTCAGCGTTTTACAATTGAGCCTAAACTGATCGAGGCTATCAAGATCTTCAATTTTATGGGTACATACAGATCTTTGCCTTATGATACCGTACCTATGATGAAGACCTATAAGTACGAGAGCATTGATTCTCGTTTCCAGGCTTCAAGCGGTGATGTGCCTTTCGCTACCCACAGCTTCCGTGAGTACCCAATTGCTACTCAGACAATCTCTGCTGGTTATGCTGTAGATTATCGTGAGCTGCAAAGCGGTAACTTTGACGGAACTGTTGCTGAGGGTATGGCTCAGGTGCAGACTGATATGCAGAATAAAGCTGTGTACTATGTAATCGCAAAGCTGTATGAGGCTTTGAAGAACGCAAAGGGCGTGAAGCACTTTGCAGAGAGTTCCGGCATCACTCAGACCGCAGTTGATGACATGCTGAAGGTAATGCGTCGGTATGGCAAGACTAACATTTGCGGTGACTATGCTGTGGTTTCCCAGTTGAATGATTTTGCCGGCCACAAGACATTTGGCGCGTCTACTATTCCTTTCGGAGCAGATGCAGTTGCTGATGAGATCCGCAAGACTGGCCTGCTGAGCTTCTACAATGGTTCTAATATCGTGGAGCTGCCAAACGCTCTTGATTTTACTCGGTTGAATGAGGACAAGACCTCTTATGAGCTTTATATGCCTCAGGGCTTGCTATTCTTCATTCCTCAGGGCAATATTGCGCCTCTCCAGATCTTCCGTCGTGGCGGCTTGACCACCATGACTGGCGATGATATCGTAACCCGTCAGCATCTGACTCGTTTTGATATGGAGATCGGCGCTGGTGTTGCTGAGGGCATGGAGGATCAGATTGGTCTTCTGTCTGATACTAACTTCGAGGTTCCGACTCTCTGATAGGAGTTAGTTAAATAATCTAAAACGGGGAGGAAACCCCTCCCCGAATCTTTTATAAGGAGCGAATTGAAAATATGGAATTGACAGATAAGGTTGCAATCAACAATCTGTGCGGATGGGCGCTTTATTTTAAGCGTGAAAATGGTGTTGGAGATATTCGTATCCCAGCTAATGCAAAAAACTTTTCTCAACTGGATGTAGCAGAGGTACAGATGCAGATTCAGAGGGGGAACCCGCTGTTTGTAGGGGATGGTACTTCAAATCATGGCGACCATGCGCGTCTGTTTATTGTAGATGATAAGCAGCGCAAGGCTCTGCTTGGGTACGGAGAAGAATCTACCCAGGATGCAGTTGTACTGAATGAGGAATCTGTAAAGGCTCTACTCGCTATTCGTGGCAAGGAGGCGTTTAACGCCCGTCTGAATGAGCTTGTGTCTACAACAGCTGAGAAGAAGATGATTGTCCAGATTGCAAAGGAGTGTGGAGGCGACGATGTTGCGGCATGGAAAATGGCCGCAATTAACGAACTCGCTGATACGAACACTATTTGAGTAGGGAGGATGAGGTATGGATCAGCCAACCACATTTACGGACATTGAGACAAGCTTTCACTCCATGCCTCTAACAAAATATCGGATTGATCCAGGCTTGGAGAAACAATGGTTAGAAACTGCACTTGCAGACTATGAACTTGAATTGAATGTTGCTCTTGATTACGACAGTGAGAGCGAATCGTTTTCCAATAAACTTGATCGACCTACTATCCGTATTTTGGCTTTGATGATGTATGTCAGTTATCTTCAAAGAGAGCTGAGCCGTGTTATGGCGCTTAACGGTATATATGCGAAGGATATTCAGGTAACTGGAGCAGACGGAACAAAGCGCGTGACTAAGCAGGAGTTAGATAGTGAATTGAGCAGAGTAAATGTTATGCTTCATAAATTAAAGAGAAACTGTTTTGATTGAAGGAGGGGATCAAATGCCAGAATCTTGGTATCTAATGTCTCAGCCTTTGTTCAATAGCGGTTTTGAGGGAGACGAATTTTCAGCATTTGCGCAGGGTGGGTTTGAAGAGATCTTAGAATCCCCGTTGGCGGATGACATTGAGGTATATGAAAAAACTCTGTCTGCTACTGCTGTTAAGACACGCGCAATTATCCAAGGTGTAACAGCAGACAACTATAACAATAGCGTACTAAGACAGTTCCTTTGCAGAATTGGTACATTAAGGAGTGGCCAGTATATTAAGGCGAGAGGTCAAACATGGCTTGTATATTCGCTTCCTGACAACAACAAAATGTACGAAAAAGCCATTGCATGGCAGTGTAAATATTCAATCAAATTCCTATCTCCTATTACTGGAAAAGTCGTTGAGTACCCAGTCTATGATATCAACAGCACTCAATATGGATCTGGCGAAACTTCGGAAGATCATCTTACATTGGGTACATCGCAGCACCTAATCTATATCCCGTATAATGAAGAGACCATTAAGTTAGATAGCGGATTCAGATTCTTGATCGATAAAAACCATGATAAACCAACCGCATATCGTTTAGCACAAATTGACCCAGGCGGATATTCTTGTGGTAAAGATGATGGTCTGATTCAGTGGACAATTGTGGAAAGTCAGTTTGATGAAAAAACAGACAATAAAGATTTAATGGTTGCAGATTATTATGGGGTGTCTGACTTTTCTAAACCAGATGATATCCCAGATGGTTATTCAATCCGAATAACAACAGACGGTGGCGAAAAGAGCATCGTATTCGGAGAAAAACTCCGAGCTTCTATTGAACTGCTAAAAGATGGAGTTGTACTGTCTCCGACCAAATTTGAAGTCTCAATAATTGATGGATCTGAATATGGTATGATTGAATCGATAGGAGATGGATATTTTGTTTTGTATGCTCTTGACAATAGGGAATATATAGGGCATGAAATCACGGTTGAAGTATCAAATCTTGAATACGAATTGTCTCAAACGGCTGTATTTACAATTAGGGGGTGGTATTGATGTATTTTGAACAGATCCCTAAGTACAGAGATACCATTATGGAAAGTATCTGCAAATGCGATGCAATCATTGATTTAGTCCGTCCTGAAGACAACCCGAACATGGGCGCGATGGATTTGGCTTATAAGCGTATTTTTCCATATGATTTTATGGTAGGCAAAACAACAGATGTAGGGACTTATATTTGTTTTGATATTGTTGCACCAAGAATTATCAATCGTTCATTTTCTGATTTTAATATCTACATTTGGATTATAGCACATGAAAGAACAATGAGAACACCAAAGGGGCTTGTCACTGATCTGCTTACCACTGAGATCGACAAGCTGATTAACGGAAATAACTGTTTTGGCCTGGGTAGAGTGGAATTGAAATCCTGGGACAAGTTTACGCCGGCTGAAGATTTTCACGGCACTACACTTGTTTATAGAACAGTTGATTTTAATCGGGAGTAAGTTTGGAAACAAGAGATCTTGATTTGAAGCTATGTGCTAAAGATCCGATATTCGTAGATGGGGTTCCAATTTTTCCAATTCCAATTCGTGAAATTGCTCGTGTTGGATATACAAAATACAACACAGATATTCGCTTTTTGTCCTTGACAGAGAGTGATATAGGAGCGCTACTTGGTAAAGATATCTCTGGTGTGGGAGCTTTTAATTACTTAATTGGAAATGCGCTGCACGACAGAGAGACATTGCATATGATGATATTTTGGCTGACTAAAATTACACATAGCAAACTAACATTCTCACCAAGGAGGCTATCTTTTGTCGGAGATGGATTTGAGATAACGAAAGATAATTTTGACTCGGTTCAAGCGATTATTAGACTGAGAAATGGCCTTCAAGGAGTTGAAGAAGAGGAAGAGAACCCAGACAATGAGGCGGCTCGTAGAGTCTTGCAGAGAAGAAAAGAAGAACGATTGAAAAGGCGAAAAGCGAAAAGCGGAGACGAAGAATCCTCATTGACGCTTGCAGATCTTGTTAGTATTTTGGCGAGTGGCATTGGCATGACGATGGATGAGATTATGGAATATGATTTATATCAGTTTAATGATCAATTCAATCGCCTGAAAATCATGGAGGATTATGAGGTCAATGTACAAGCGCTCTTACATGGCGCTAAAAAAGAAGATGTAAATCTCACGCACTGGATTACAAAAATCAAGCGTGAAGATGAATAAATCAGCAGACAGTCTGGGAAACCAGGCTGTTTATTTTTTTAAGGAGGTATTGTAAATGTCTAACGCAAAATTTGGCGCGAAAGAAGTCATGGACGTTGTTCTCTATGATATGGAGACAGACAAGCCGGTTATCCAATTTGACAGCTTGAAGACTTCTTCAATTAGCGTTACCTCTGAGAAGGTATACGCAAGAGGCGGTAAGGGCAACCCTAAGCTGATTACATGGGAGATCAATAAGGAGGCTACTCTGACTATTGAGGACGCTTTGATTTCTCCTAAGTCACTGGAGCTTATTTCTGGAATTGCCCGTAAGGTTGGTGTGCAGACTATTCGTATCAGACAGACAACTGAGTATGATGAGAATGGTGTAAATAAGGGCAGTCTGTATCCGCTAAAGGCAGATGCAACAGGTAAGATTACACTTGGATTTGAGCCTAATACTACAGCGGATAAGATCCTGGTTTATCCTTATGATTCCGACTGCGACGAAGAGGCTCTATTCGACATGTCTGGCGCACAGCTTTCCGGTAAGGATCTTACTGTTGCCGAAGCTGCCGATCAGAGAGTCGTTGTGTATTACGATTATGACAGTGAAGAGACCGCAGAGACATACATCATTGATGCCGAGCACTTCAGCGGTACATATAAGCTGGTGGGCGATACTGTGCTCCGCAACCAGAAGACTGGTAAGGATGAGGCATTCCAGGTTACTATTCCAAACCTAAAATTCACCTCTAACCTTGAGCTTGGCTTTGCTGCCGAGGGAGATCCTTCTACTACCACATTTGAGTGCGAGATCATGCGTGATGCAGATACCGGCTCTATGATTCAGATGGTTAAGTATTAAGGGTTGAGACACAAGAAGAAAATGGGAGGGCAACCGCCCTCCCTTATTCTTTATAGCGATTTGGAGGCAGATCAATGAGATATAAGATTTATGT